GCCGTTGTTCCACAACTAATGCAAGGTTCTTTTTCATCTCTAAGTCTAATGTATTGGTTAAATATGGCTTGCGCTTCTTTAAGCCAGTCTGCTCTTGACTTAAGTTTTAGTTTAGCCTCACGATGCTTTTTGCGTTCTTTGACTTCTCTAGTTTTCTTTGCAGTGGCTATAGCGCAATCAAACCCACAGACAGATTGCAATGGTCTAGTGGGTGTAAATTTTTCACGACATATTTTACAAGTTTTTTCTTTGGGTTGCTTGGTCATATTTTTTTACAAATTTCAGTTATCCAATCAATTAAAGCATCAGGAGTATATTCACGCTGATATTGTGTGCAACGTTTAGTTCCTTTTACATTACCACAAATTGACCTATCTGTAGATGCTGTATTCTTGGGGGGGGGGGCGGTAAATCATTAAAACCAATACCACATATATATAATTTTGTTTGTTTATGTGCAACATGACCAAAATCAAATTGGTCTATTTCTATTGTAAAACCACCAAACTCATCACAAAACATACCTACAGGTAATTCAGCTTCTTTAAATAATCTTGAACTTGCTGGATGCTCTAATACACCGCCATTTAATCTAACTTGAGCTAAAGCTAAATATGCTAATTGTTTTTCACCTTCTCTAGGATTTGCCATGTGAGATAATTGACCCCAAGCTCTACAAGGAGGATGAGCAATAACTGGCATTTTTTTGCAAAAAGTTCTTGCATCTCGATTAATGTCGTAAACTTCATATATATCAAAATCTTTATAACGACTATCATTCCTGGCAAATAATACAGCTATTTTATTCACTTAATTTAACATTCCTTTCCGCACCAACAGAATATATAAATTCTATAAACTCACTAAATTGAGGTTTAGTCATTTTGCTTGTACGCATCCCAAGCATAACCATTCCGCCATCTAAACCCATTGCAATTCTTTGAGTTTCATTTTTAAAAGCTGCCGATAAAATATCTTTCCATTCTTCAGAATCTAAATAAACTAATTGACCATTTACTACCCATTGAAGTTGTTTAGAAAAACATTCAAGCAAAGACCACATTAAAGCATTTTGCTCATTGTTTCGAGTCAGCTCATCAATAACAACTTTTTTTGGCTTTACATCATTAATTTCTAATGAACGCAAATAATCGCAAGCATAATCAACAACGTTTGTATTCCGCAGAATAAATATTTTTTTCAAAATAAACGCTCCTGTGCTGTTTCAGCTTTAATACGTTTGCAAGATGTTTCAAAGTAATCTGCATCTAATTCACAGCCAACCAATTCAAAGCCTAAATTATTGCAAGCAATAGCGTGTGAACCTGAACCTAAATGCGTATCAAGTATCTTGTCACCTTGTTTAGCGTAATTTGTTAATAGCCATTCATATAACTTAACTGGCTTTTGTGTAGGGTGTATGCGTATTTCTTTATTTTTCATATCACCTTGCAACATTCCCTGCCATTGAAATCTAAAATTTCTTACTGCTGTTTTAAATGATGTATAAGCTAATTCACTATCAGCAAAATCAGTTGCACCATTTACTTTATCCCATACAATCCAACAAGGGCTAGATGCGTTTGGTATGTTTGTAATAAAATGATTTGCACCCCAAACAATTTGATTTTTACTAATTCTTTTTAATTGAATAAAATAATCAATATCAGGTGCTTTTAAATCATTACCAGCAAAAGATTTATAATCTTTAGCAACAGCCAGCTTTCCTCTTGATTTATTTGCATCGCCATTTTCACCAATTCCATAAGGCGGGTCAACAATAGCCAAATCAAAAGCATTGTCAGATAATGACTTCATGTATTCCATGCAATCAATGTTATGCAAGGTGCAGTTTTTAATAATTTCAGTTTTCATTTTTTCTTAACCTTTTCGACTTGTTTTGGTTTTACATACGGGATTATTTCTGTATATCGTTTGTGTATATAGTTTTTGGTTTTTACAGTAACATTTAAGTTACCTTTGGCAATGAATTCAATATCATTACCAAATACATCAAACATTGTTTTGATAAATTCATAAACCTTTTGCTCATCTTTGGTCAATTTAATCTCTTAATGTTTAAAGAGTCTAAAGTGACTTGCAAACGTTTTCTATTGGCTTCACGTTCTTCAGCAGTAAACTTGCGTGGCAATCCAACGAAATCTTTATGAGCTTCAATAGTAGACCTGCATTGAGCTTTGAATTGGTCACAAGATGGTGCGTAATCATAGTTATGCAGCAAAGCGTTCTTAATACGGTTAGGCGATATTCCAGCCAGTTCCTCAGCCCAAACTTGTTTAGCGTTAGCGATGCCAATATCTACGCCATCTACAATCTGACCTAGCTTAAACTTATCTGTAAATGAGTTGCCAAACCTTCCATGCAATCTCATAAATATTCTATCTACCCACTCGGCAGGTAACTTATTCATCATTTTTAACCTCTATCTCTTTAGCTTGGTAATAAGGGATGCCACTTGAGTTTGTAAAAATAGAACGAGCTGCTGCCATCGTATCTTCTTTAAATGATTTGGACTGTGGCTTTTTATTCCATTCATCTTTGTATGTAATCCAACTGCGTTCGCAACAAATAGTAATCGCTTGTTCTACAGATATTCCTGATAACTTTGCCTCACGCTCAATAGCTTTAAAAGAACGTTCGGTTAATTCACCAGCTTTCTTTGCTTTACGAACCTTTAGATAATCAGCCAACAAATCCGTAGGAATTGATGGTATGTATTTTTTTTGTTCTGTTCTGTTCTGTTCTGTATCTGTTCTGTTCTGTGGCGTTACTGTAACGTTACTTTCCTGTTTCTTTTTCTCACGATACTTCGCAACCCTTACTGAGCTTGAGTCTGATATGAATTGACGTTTATCCCAATTGAGTATTTCATTATCAGAATTAATAAAACCTTTTGATAAAAATATCTCTTTTGTTTTAACCCATTCTTCAGGTGTTATACGCAATTGAAACGTTACTTCTTCATCTTGTAACGTTACATCATCGTTACATCTAAAGCAAAATAACATTATTAATCTACGCTGATTAACTTCACTAAGCATCTGCACTTTAGGGTCGTGTGCAAATTCAGAATATAATCTGAACCATTGATTTGCCATAATTTAATCCAAAAAAAAGGCTTCACCTGCTAACTCACCTTTTTTAAGGGTGTTGGTGGAACGGTATAGTGACCGCCAGTTAGCATGTGAAGCCCCCACTATAAAATATCTCCACCACGAGATAAGTAATACATTAGCTTCTTTTTTTTTATTCGTCAAACGCAACAGTGCGCTCAATCAATACAGCCTGTGCAGTTGCCACTGGAGAAACTTCGTCCTCGTCATCGAGCAAGTCTTTAAAGTAAGCGTTTTCATCCGAGCGACCCATCATATAAGCTGTAGAGAAACAGACCCATAATGAACTTACGTCACGAATATAGTAGAAATCGTTATTGCTAGGATGCCTTGTCAAATTGTGACCTTGCTTTTCAGCCCACGTTTCAAACTTCTCACGAATATCTTGTTCAAGCATTTTATTTTCCTAAATGTTTAAAGTAATTATCAAGAGCTAAAAATACATACGAAGGCACTTTATCGCCTTTGATTATTTTTTTCATCCAATGACGGCTTATTTCTGTATGCCTTTCAATAGCACTAAAGTTATAAATGCCACTCATTAGCATTGTTTTAATCTTATCTTCTGAATATTCCATAAATTACCTTTCTTGATAATGAAACGAATCATATCATAAGAAAATATAAAATAGTTTAATTTATTTTAAAATAAATGTTGCATTGTATCTTTAATTAGTATAATATGTAGGTGTGGTGATTGATTAATTTTTGAGGAGTTTGAGATGAACAATATTGAGTTTTTTAATTACGTTTACGGATACTACGGTGTTGGTGGTTTGTACGGAATGAATTTCAATGATGACGAAATTCGAGCTGCCATCGAAATAGTGCGTTTGGGAAATCGGTTTGGGATTGAGTTTGTTGGTGACAGCATAGACCGAGAACACGTTTTGGTAGTTTTGAAAGAAAATTTTGTTGCGGAAGGAGCTTGAGATGGAAAACGATAGAGTTGCTGTGAACGAACGGGTAGCTTTGGGAATGTTTTACGAAGCTGGTTATAACAACGAAGAATTATTAGGAATTGCAATGCGAATGATTCGAGCGTTGATTCCAGTTGCGAACGGTTATTACTATGCCGATGACGTTGCTGCTGCAATTTATGATGACGAACCTTACGAAAGGATTGCGTAATGAATTTTTTGATTGCTAGAAAAGACGATGGTGTTTTTCAAAAAATTGGCGTGTGTATGGAAAATGCGCCAATGGATGCTGGGTTGCCAATGGTAGCTTATGGATTGGCGGTCAA